TGGATTCTAAAACTTTGATTGCCTGATCTCTGGGTTTCATGTTCACCTCCATTTGTTGATTTAATTATACACAATATTATGTAAAAAGTCAACGGCATTGCGCAATATTACTTAATATAAAAAGGAGTAGAATGAGAATTTATTTGAGTGGTCCGATCAGTGGACACGATGATTTTATGAAAGAATTTCAAAGAAAAGCTGCAGGGCTAAATACGTTTGGATGCTCTGTAATTAATCCGCGCCACTCAACCATTGTATGCCACCAGACACAAGCCATGAAGAGTACATGAAATTATCCTTCTGTATGATCGAAATGGCTGACATGGCACCGGACAACGCTTTTGATCGTGCGATTCAGGAGGACTTATAAAAGATAACCCAGATGGAACGGAGGAGTTACTGTTGGACAAGACAGCACTGGAAGAGTACGACGCTCTGGTGATGGAGCGGGCAGATCTCAGTAAGAGAATCACAAAGATTAAGCACAAGCTACGTGAGCTGGCCGGCACTGTGGTAGCCGACTCTGTAGAGGGCACCAGAGAGGATGGTACATATGGCCCGATCAAGATCAAAGGGCTGCCGCTGCCGGCTTATGATCAGGAGGCCCGGAGACTCAGAAAGCAGGAGACCAGATATAAGATTCTTCAGCTGGAGATCAGCGCGCAGACCGAAGCGATAGAGGAGTTTATCGAGACAGTGGAGTCCCCGCAGATCAGGACGATACTACGGATGCGGTATATTGATCGCGCGCCGTGGGAAAAGATCAGCAGACGTTTTGGGCGATCGCGTGATTGGGCAAGAAAATCCGTTGATAATTTTTGGCGTGATTGCCCTTGACTTTCCGTTTTTTCCGCATAGTATTAAAACTGGAAGTTTTATCGGACGGCGGCATTGTTTGATAAACCAGCCACCCCGTGAGAGGAGCTTGCTTGCAGTAGTGCAGCAGGCTTCTCTTTTTGTGCAGGAAGAGAGCTATGACCACACTTCGAATGGACCGGCATGGTCCACACAGGAATGAATTCCTAAAGAACAAAAAGAAGATATTGGCATCCAGAGATATCTGCGGAATCTGCGGAAAGCCGGTTGATAAACGGATCAAGTATCCCGATCCGTTGAGTCCAACGATTGACCACATTATTCCGATTGCAAAGGGAGGGCATCCTTCAGATATTGCGAACTTACAGCTCGTGCACTTTTGCTGTAATCGTCAGAAGTCTGACAAGATCCTGCGGAAACCGGGGCGTAGGGTGGAGGCAAAGCAAGAGATTATAAGCAATCGCATCCTTCCGCACTCGATGGATTGGACGGAATACCGGGGGGATCGCTGAATCTAAGTCAAGGTAAAGTACAGAGATAAAGGTGTATGAGAGACAGGGGGTATCCCTCCGTAAAGGTGCACAGATGATCTTCCCCGCCGTCACTGTGAAAAAATTCGCGGGGCAATTTTTTGGAAAAGGGGTAAAAGGAGGAAGGGGGTACCGTGAGAAAGGCTGATTGGAAGAAGAAAATCATAAAAGTTGCAAAAGAAAAAGGCGTATTTTTAGGGGTGAATGACAGCTTGTATTCGGTGCTCGCAGACGCCTTTGCCCAATACGATGCGGCTAATAAGCTGTATGAGGAACAGGGGTGCGCACCAGTGATCAGTCAGTTGAATAAGGCAGGAGAGGAATACATGACCCGTAATCCGCTGATTACCACCATGGAAGCTCTGAGAAAGCAGATTTTCACATGCAGCATACAGCTTGGAATTTTGGAGGATTACCGCCATGAAAATGGGAAGGGGAAAAAGCAGACCGAAGAAAGTCGTCTGCTGGACATTCAGAAATACATGAAAGGTGGGAAAGTCGGATGATGGGAATGGACTATCTGAAGCGAAAGCTTCAGGAGAAAAAATCCCGCGTGAATATGCGATATGTATTCTACGAAATGAAAAACAGAACAAGGGATTTCGGCATCTCCACTCCTCCGGATCTCAGACACTGGATGGGAGTCCTGGGATGGTGTGGAAAAGCAGTGGACGCTCTGGCAGACCGACTGCAGTTCTATCATTTCAAAGATGACACATTTGATATGAATGGGATCTTCAATCTGAACAACAAGGATATTCTTGCGGATTCCGCAGTGCTTTCTGCTCTAATCAGCTCTTGCTCGTTTATTTATATTCGTGCTGATGAGGAGGGATTCCCGGAGCTTACAGTTCTGGATGGGTCGAGGGCCACCGGCATCATGGATGAGAGAACCGGACTTTTGAAAGAAGGATATGCTGTTCTGGAAGAAGATGCGAGCAGGAATCCGTTAATGGAAGCATACTTTATCCCGGGGCAGACAACATTTTATCCGAAGTACGGGAAATCGTTCACTGTGAAAAATCCTGCGCTGTATCCTCTGCTGGTACCTCTTGTCTATCGTCCGGATGCCAGGAGACCGTTCGGACATTCTCGTATTTCCAGGGCGTGTATCAGCATAGTAGGATCCGCGGTGCGTACGGTGAAAAGGTCAGAAATTGCGGCGGAGTTTTTCAGCTTTCCGCAGAGATATGTCACAGGACTTGCGCAGGATGCGGAAATGATGGAGAAATGGAAGGCATCAATGTCTGCCCTTTTGCAGTTTACCCGAGATGAAGACGGGAACGCACCGCAGCTGGGGCAGTTCCAGCAGCAAAGTATGGCGCCACACATGGAGCAGTTGAAAATGTTTGCGGCTCTTTTTGCCGGAGAGACAGGACTCACATTGGATGATATGGGGTTTGCCTCCGGAAATCCACAGAGTGCAGATGCGATCAAGGCAAGCCACGAGAATTTGAGGCTGATGGCGTCAAAAGCGCAGCGGACATTCGGAAGTGGGCTTTTAAATGCAGGATATCTGGCAGCGAGTCTCCGGGATAACTTCGGATACAGCAGGAATCAGGTGTATCGCACCACATCCATATGGGCACCGGTATTTGAACCAGATGCATCACAGCTGGGCGCGATAGGCGATGCCGTAGTAAAGCTGAACCAGGCAGTCCCTGGGTATCTTGACGGTGAGTCTGTGCATCAGCTGACGGGCATCGAGGGGGCTGTATGACATGGGAAGAACTGAGGGAAATCATAGCTTCGAAGTATGAAGCGGATCGCCTCATCTCCAAGCTTATGGATAAGGCAGAGAAAGGGGATATCACTTATCGTGAGGCAAATCAATATGCGATAAAAGCCGGAGAGATTTTGGCAGATGCGATGCGGGAAAATGGTGCCCTTCCAGATGGCATCACCGGTGAGGAAGCTTCAGAATTGCTTACGGCAGCACTGGGAAACAATTATCAGAAGGCATCGCAAATGGCGCAGGCTGCGCAGGAAAATGTAAATCGGGCGGCAGGAATAGGACTGAAAAGCGCTGTGCCAAAGGTGCGGCAGGACCGTATAGATGGAATGGCAACTGAGATCGTAAACAGGGGCTACAGCAGTATCCAGAAGTCCTTTGATGATCAGGTGGTAAACTTCACACAGTCGGCGGTAGACGATACTGTTGCGGTTAATGCGTACTTCCAAGCAGAGAGCGGTTTGTCTCCGAAGATTCGAAGGCAGGCAGAGCCCAAAGCCTGTAAATGGTGCAGGGTCAGAGCGGGAACATTTCATTACGAAGAAGTCAGGAAAACCGGAAGCGAGGTTTATCGCAGACATCAGAACTGCAGATGCACGGTGGAGTTTATCGCCGGTGAAAAAAGGCAGAATGTATGGAATAAGAAAATTCAGTACCAGAGTGAACCCAGAACCCCGAAGACAGAAAAATCAATGCAGGATACAGACAAGGTAAAGGATGTCACCTCCGAATGGCTGAAACGAGATACAAGCTATGGAAGTGTAGAACTTTACGAAGAAATCGACCGTAAGAAGCAGGCGCAGGAGATAGAAACAGCTTACTGGCTCAGGGATATGTTTGGTGGTGATGTGAAACTTTTGCCGGAAGAAAACATCGGAAAACCTAACCCGGATTATGTTTGGAATGGAAAAATATGGGAATTAAAAAGGGTAAGTACTCCAAGATCTATAGACAATCAGATTCACAAAGCTATCAAACAACTGCGTTCTGATGATTATAAAGAGGGTGGGGTTGTAATCGATATTTCAAGAATAACTATATCTTCAGAAAAGGCATTAGAGATAATTGCTGAAAAAGGATGGAGCCGTTCAAAACAAGATACGACGATAATCGTTAAAGAAAAAGAGCAGCTTGTTAAAGTTCTGGAAATTAAAAAAAGAGGCAGTGCACCCTGATACCTAAAGTGCCACGATGACTTACCTGCCTCATTAACTATAGTATAGCATCTATGGATAAAGAGTCAATGCAAAAGAAGCGGTGCACCCCGACCCTATGAGTTCCGGGATGACTTATCCACTTCTTTAAATATAATATAGCATCCGTGGGGAAAGAGTCAACTCATGAAAGGAGGTTACAGGATGAAGCAGAGGAACCGATCACCGAACTATATGGTATTTGGAAGGTAGGAGGGGAGCGGATGGCTAAGATAGGCCGCCAGACTCCCACTGTATCCGTTGTCTTGCCGTACACCCATTCCAAAGGAGCAGAGGCCGTGAATCTGTATAAGATGATCGGAAAGACCGCACAGGAATGGCAGCATTTTATGCTGAATGATATTATGGCGTGGGCTGAAGATGGCCTTTGGGTACATACGCGATTCGGATATTCACTTCCCAGAAGAAATGGAAAGTCTGAGATCTTGACCATGCGGGAATTTTGGGGGCTGTTTAATGGTGAGCATATCATGCATACTGCTCATCGCACTACTACCACGCACTCCGCGTGGGAGAAGCTTCTGAACTGGGTAGAAAAAACGGGAATGAGGTATACCTCTATCCGGGCAAATGGGCGGGAGCGTATAGACCTAATAGCGACAGGGGGGCGGATAGAATACCGAACGAGGACATCAAAATCAGGACTTGGTGAAGCCTTTGACCTTCTTATCATCGATGAGGCGCAGGAGTATACTGATGATCAGGAGTCTGCGCTGAAGTATATCGTCACGGACTCAAAAAATCCGCAGATTCTGATGTGTGGGACTCCTCCAACACCTTTTTCTTCCGGTACGGTGTTTAAACATTTCAGAGACACTGTGATCCGTACAGGGCTGCCGGACTCTGGATGGGGAGAGTGGTCAGTGGATGAAGAAACAGATCCACGCAATAAAGACGCATGGTATGAAACAAACCCATCTCTGGGAACGATCTTTACAGAGCGGTCTGTGACAGATGAGGTGGGATCGGATACGCAGGATTTTAATATCCAGAGGCTTGGTCTCTGGATGAAACAGAACTTGAAGTCCGTTATTACAACAGCACAGTGGGATGCCCTTCAGGCAGATAAGCTGCCAAAGCTGCGAGGAAGACTCCATATCGGTGTGAAGTACAGTAAAGACGGAGATAAGGTGGCCGTTTCTCTGGCTGTAAAAACCTACAGCAAAAGAATTTTTATAGAGGCGCTGGATTGTGTGCCGGTTAAACAGGGCAATGCCTGGATAGTTAGATTATTGGCACAGATGGATGTGGCAGCGGTTATTATAGACGGCGCATCGGGACAGGCTCTTCTGGAAGAGGACATGAAACGGGAAAAGCTGAAGAAGCCGGTTCTGCCATCTGTAAAACAGATCATCACTGCAAATACTTGTTTTGAACAGGCTTTATATGATGAATCCATCGTACACATGGATCAGCCGTCGTTGAAACAGTCTGTATGCAATGTTGATAAGCGATCTATTGGATCAAATGGAGGATTTGGCTACAAATCTATCAGAGACGGGGTAGAGGTGGCACTCCTGGACAGTGTGATTCTGGCACACTGGTCCTGTATGTCTACCAAAGAGAAGAAGAAACAACGGATCAGTTACTAGATGGTGCGAAAGCATCATTTTTTTTATTTACCGATACCATCGGGGAAAATGGGAGAGTAAAATGGCAGAATTTAAAATTATTTCGACACAGGAAGAGTTTGATGCGGCGATCAGTGATCGCCTGAAGAGGGAGCGGGAAACGGTCTCAAAAAAATATGAGGGATTCATAAGTAAAGAAGACCATGATAAGGCGCTGGGAGAACTGCAGCAGAAACTGGAAGAGACCTCAAAGGCAGCGGGTGAAAGCATGAAGGAAATCGAGTCCCTGAAAGCTCAGGCAAAACGGTACGAGACCAGCTCGGTAAAAATGAGGATTGCCAACGAAAAGGGACTTCCGTTCGGGCTGGCAGACCGGCTTTCCGGTGATACCGAGGAAGCTATTACAAAGGATGCAGAGGCGCTGAAGGCACTGATCGGTTCTGCTAAAGGGCCATCCGCGCCGCCAAAGTCAAGTGAACAGGGCGGCGGTAATGAAGTTGCCGCAGCTTACAAATCTATGCTTAACAATATCAAAGGAGAATAATTATGGGAGCATTGTCTAAAGGTACAAATTTTGATCCGGTGCTAGTTAAGGATCTGATCAACAAAGTAAAGGGTCATTCTTCGTTGTCTAAGCTCTGCGCGGCTACGCCAATCGAGTTTACCGGTCAGAAGGAATTTATATTTTCCATGGACAAGGAAATCGACATCGTAGCGGAGAACGGAGCAAAATCGCACGGAGGAATTTCGGTTTCTCCGGTGACCATCGTGCCCATCAAGTTCGAGTATGGTGCCAGAGTTTCCAATGAATTTATCTATGCTGCTGATGAGGAGCAGATTAAGATCTTACAGGCGTTCAATGACGGTTTCGCAAAGAAGATTGCTCGTGGTCTGGATCTGGCGGCTTTCCACGGTGTTAACCCCAGAACGGGGGCTGCATCGAATGTCGTAAACCAGAACGACTTCGACGATAAGATTACTTCCAAGATTGTCTATAACGCGGAGCATGCGGATGACAATTTGGATGCGGCTGTCGCTGCCGTGCTGGGGGCTGATGGAGATGTAACGGGAATTGCTATGTCTCCTGGATTTGCCTCTGCCATGTCGAAACTGAAGGTAAATGGTGTACCGCAGTATCCGGAATTCCGATTTGGAGGAAAGCCTGCTTCCTTTGCGGGGCTTGCTTTGGATGTGAATAAGACAGTGGCAGATATGACCACTGTAGGAACGGCGTCCTATTGTTATGTAGGAGACTTTGCACATGCTTTCAAGTGGGGCTATGCGAAGGAAATCCCGCTGAAGGTAATTGAGTACGGCTGTCCGGATAACGACACAGAGGCCGGGGATCTTCAGGGACACAACCAGGTGTATCTGCGGGCCGAGGTCTTTTTAGGATGGGGAATCCTGCTCCCTGAGTCCTTTGCGAAAATCCATACCGCCTGATCATGAAATACAGGCATAAGATTACCAGAACGGTTATAGAGATTACGTCAGAATTAGAAGGTGAGAGTTGGGAGGCCCTGGAGGCCTCTCAGCCTTCTTCTGAGCAGGAATCTGACTTGATCTCTGAAGAAGATATATCTTCCCACACCAAGGAAATGCCAGAAGAGGAAGTTGCACCGGTGCAACCGGAAGAGGGAAAGCAAAAGCCTGAAACTACCAAGGCTGTCTCAAGAAAGCGAAAGGTGAAAAAATGATCCCATTCGCGCTGCCAAATGATGTAGTTAAACTGAAAAGAAATTTAACAGCTGAAGAGCTTGATCGATTGCAAGACACGGAGATGCCGGATGGGAGTGTACAGCCGGGGCTTCTGCAGATCATTTCAGACGCGCTGCGGTATGAAGCGCAGAAGGTGGGAAAAGACCTTGACGCCATGGTGCAGAAGAACACGTTCCTTGGCAATGTGGCGAGGTCGGTCACCGTAGATATCGCAATGCGGGAGTTAATGACATCTACAGATCACGAGCCGATGACACAGCTGACGGAATCGGCACTCGGGTACAGTATGTCGGGAACTTTTCTCAGTCCGGGAGGAGGTTTGTTCATTAAGCGTGATGAACTGAAGCGGTTGGGACTGATGCGGCAGCGGTATGGGGTTCTTGAGCAGTGGTCGTCAGAAGGGGAAATATGGCATTGATCAAAGGGATAACAGTTCTTCTTCATAATCAGATTCAGGACGGTGAGGACCCGTTTGGAGCACCTGTTTATCGTGAGATGACGATCAAGGTTCCGAATGTATTAGTCGGAGAGCCCACATCGCAGCAGATTGTGGACATGATGAGCCTGTATGGCAAACGAGCGCAGTACACGCTCGCACTTCCGAAGGGGGATGACCATGTGTGGGAAGATCAGATCGTTGAATTTTTTGGAGACAGGTGGAGAGTATTCACCAAGCCGGTTATGGGAATTGAAAAGAATATTCCGTTAGACTGGAACGCTAAGGTGATGGTGGAACGGTATGAGTGACAAGTTCAAGATTAAGCTGAACACCGCTGGGGTTGGAGAACTGCTGAAATCAGTCGACATGCAGGATGCCTTGTCAACACTTGCTCAAGGCTATGCTGCTCGCCTTGGGGCGAAGTATAAGGCCGAACCGGTGTATATAGGAAAGACAAGACCGAATGTGCAGATTGGGCAGGTCATTTTCTCTATGGATGATGGGGAAAAGAAACATAACCACCTGCTGAAGGGGTTACAGCATGATTGAGGTTACGGTTAGAGATTATCTGGAAGAAAAACTGGGTGTTCCGGTATATATGAAGTTCCCGCCAAGGCCTCCGGAGTCATTCTTGGTGATCCAGAAGACTGGATCCAGTAAGAGGAATTACCTGTGTACAGCGACTATGGCGATCCAGAGTGTGAATACAAGGTTGTATGCTGCAGCACAACTGAACGAACAGGTAAAGGCAGCAATGGAGAGTATCCGGGATGATCTGGATGAGATTGTCTCTGCGTCGCTGAACTCTGATTACGATTACACTGATCCATCCATGAAACGGTATAAATATCAGGCCGTTTTTGTGGTGGTGCACTATTGATGGAGGTAAATATATGTCTGATGCAAGAAATGTAACATCTGGCAAGCCGAAAGTAGGAGGGGCAATCTTCAGGGCGCCTCTGGGCAGTAAGCTGCCGACAGACGCAAAGAGCCCTCTTGATGAGGCCTTTATCGGTCTGGGTTATGCGTCTGAAGATGGGGTAAAGAATGCCAATTCACCGGAGACGGATAATATTCACGCCTGGGGCGGAGATACTGTAATGACCACCCAGAAGTCCAAGGAGGACAGTTACCAGTTCACCCTGATCGAGGCGCTTAACGTGGAGGTGCTGAAGAATACCTACGGAGACAAGAATGTCACTGGCACCCTGGAGACAGGCATTACCATTAAGGCTAACGCCACCGAACAGGAAGGTCACGCCTTTGTGATCGATATGATCATGAGGGGCGATGTCATCAAGAGGGTGGTGATCCCCAATGGCAAGGTAACCAAGGTGGGGGATGTGGTTTACAAGGACAATGATGTCATTGGTTATGATACTACACTGACCTTGACGCCGGATGAGCAGGGCAACACCCATTATGAGTACATTGTGAAGTCTGTCTGAAAGAGAGATAAAGCATGATTGATGGAAAGACAAGCTCAGGATTTAGATTTAGGGTCTATGAGAAGGCTATTCATGATTTCCGCTTTCTCATGGCCTATAAAGGACTGAAAGCAAAGGACCAGGATAAGAATACAGAGGCCAGTGTGGATCTGGTTCTGATCATCCTGGGAGAAGATCAGACAGAGAAGCTGATGAAACATGTGGCGGATAAGTATGGTAATGTACCGGCAGAAAGAATCTACTCGGAGCTGGGTGAGATTATTGCCACCATTTCAAAGGCGGACAAACAGACAAAAAAATCCTAATCCTCGCCGACATGCTTTCTGAATGTGAAGATGAGCTGCTCTGTGATCTGGCCGAGGTATACCACATATATGATTATCAGTCGCTACGGGTTGATCTGGTGGCGACTTTTGCTTGTGGTTTGCGGGAAGATTCCAGAACCATGATGGCTCTGTCCGGGAATAAGGTATCTGTAGATACTTTTTTGAAGGCAACTATGGCAGACAGGCTGAATGATCTGGCTTGGATGCAGACAGAAGACGGACAAAGAGGTGTGAATCGCCCCGGATCCATTTTGCAGAAGCTGATGGGAACAGAGGAAGAGCAGGAGCAGCTCATGACATTTGGCAGCGGCGAGGAGTACGAGATGTATAGGGAAAAATTGCTGAGGGGAGATGCCAATGGCAGGAATTGAACTGGCGAAAGCCTATGTACAGGTAATCCCCTCTGCTAAAGGAATAAAAGAAAAGCTGAAAGAGGAGATGGAGGGCCCTTCCCGGGAGGAAGGAGAGAAGAGTGGCACTGCGATCGGAACGGGCCTGGTAGGGAAATTGAAGGGGATACTTGCGGCGGCGGGAATTGCAGCAGCTGTGAAAACCGCCCTGGATGCCGGAGGCGCTCTGCAGCAGTCCTTTGGCGGACTGGATACTATCTATGAGTCTGCCGCAGGGAAAGCAAAGGAATATGCTGCACAGGCAGCGGCGGCCGGTATTTCATCAAATACTTACGCAGAACAGGCTGTATCCTTTGGCGTTGCCTTGAAGAGCTCGCTGGGTGGTGATGCAGTAGCAGCCGCAGAGGCAGCAAATAAGGCCATACTGGATATGGCAGACAACTCTGCAAAGATGGGTACTGATATAGGTGATATACAGAATGCCTATCAGGGCTTTGCTAAGGGAAACTATACCATGCTGGACAACTTGAAGCTGGGCTATGGTGGAACAAAGCAGGGCATGCAGCAGCTTTTGGATAAAGCAAATGAGCTGAATGCCGCCCAAGGGAAGAATACAAATTATTCTATCGAATCCTTTGCAGACATCGTGGATGCAATCCATACTGTTCAGGACAATCTGGGCATTGCCGGTGTGGCAGCGGAGGAGGCAAAAACTACATTGAGCGGATCATTAACCGCTATCAAGGCCTCCTTTGAGAATGTGTTGGCGGGGCTGACATTGGGCCAGGATATTAAGCCTGCTCTGGCACAGCTGGCCACATCTATATCTGATTTTGTAGTCGGGAACCTTCTGCCTATGGTTATGAACCTCATAGGTGGATTGCTCCCGGCTATTGTTGTATTTATGCAGACAATGTATCCGCAGTTGATTGCAGAGCTCCTGAACGGAGTAACGCAGATTACAACCGCCTTGCAGACGCAGTTTCCGGCATTCCTGCAGAGCGGTGTAGATATGATTAACAACATGATCAATGGTTTCCTCCAAGGACTGCCAGAAGCTATTACAGGAGGAGGCGAGATAGTAACGGGCCTGCTGGACTCTATCCTGGATGCCATTCCGCAACTTCTGGATGCTGGAGTACAGCTGATTCAAAACTTAGCGAATGGATTCCAGCGGAATGGCCCCGCAATATATGAGGCTGTAGCACAGGCATTGACAAATATCATCAATACGATTGGGCAGCATTTGCCGGGTATTCTTAGCAAGGGAGTAGAACTGATCGGGGCCATGGCCTCAGGAATTCTGCAAAACCTCCCTACAGTGCTATCCGGAATGGCTACAGTGCTAACAGCGGTTGTTGCTGCTATAGCCTCTAACCTGCCGACAATTCTGGCAAAGGGTATCGAACTGATTGGAAAGTTGGCCGCTGGTATTATCCAGGGCTTGCCGACGGTGGCAGCTACGGTACCAAAGATCTTTTCAGAGATTGTAAGTAAGTTTGCAAGTCATGACTGGGGAAGCATAGGTAGCGACCTGATCAAGGGAATTGCCAAGGGCATTACCGGGGCGGCCGGCCAAATCGTGGAAGCGGCAAAGGATGCGGCGAAAAAAGCTTTCGAAGGAGCCAAGAATTTTCTGGGTATTCAGTCCCCGTCTAGGCTCTTCAGAGACGAGGTGGGGCGCTATATGGCTCTGGGCATGGCGGAGGGCATGACGGAAAATGCCTCAGCCGTTACCGGAGCTGTGGAGGGACTGTCCACTGGGGCTTATGATCTGGCCAGTAACAGGGCTATGAGCTTTAGACCGGGATCCCAGACAACCAACAGAGCCGGTGCGACCATCAACATAAACGTTTATGGCGCGAAAGGTCAGGATGAAGAAGAGCTGGCTGATGAAGTGCATGAGAGACTGACGAGGACATTTATCCGAAAAGAGGCAGTATTCGCATGAGACACTATTTTAACTTTGCTGGTGTAGATTCCAGAAGCTTCGGAACCTATCTGGCATTATCTAATGCCTTTGACGCGCCGGAGCGTAACATAGAGATAGTGACAGTGCCAGGCAGAAACGGCACGTTAACACTCCTGGATGGCAGCTATGCTAATTTTAAACTTGAAACAACAGTTTATACTCCTAAGGACATGCAGAGAAATTTGGGCGGTCTGAGGGCCTTCCTACTGTCACAAAATGGTTACTGTCGATATGAGGAGACTATCCACCCTATGGAGTGCAGGTTGGCCAGATATAAGGGACCTTTCGAGGTGGTGTCATCTGACAGAGTAGGGGCAGCGGTCAGGCTGACCTTTGATTGCAGGCCGGAACGCTTCCTGAAAAGCGGAGAGCATGTTGTAACACTGAAAAGCGGACAGAGCCTGTTCAATCCAACACTTTATTCTGCAAGGCCCCTGATCAGAGTGTACGGTAAGGGTGAAATTACAACTGGAGGTGTGACCATAACCATCAACAAGACATCAGGGATATATACGGACCTGGACTGTGATCTTCAGGAGGCCTATACGGGCAGCACAAACTGCAATAGTAATATAACACTGAATAACGGGGAGTTTCCCAGCTTGGGAGCAGGTGAACAGGTTATCAGCTATAAAGGACTGACAAGAGTGGAGGTTATTCCTCGCTGGTGGACTTTATGATACCGATTTTGTTTGACCAGAAAGAGACTGATTTTACCAGTAATGGCATTGGGCGATTGTCGGATGCGGTCTCGTGTAAAGTGACAGAGGAAAGAAACGGGAAATTTGAACTGAAGATGGAGTACCCGGTCACAGGGGCACATTTCGGGGATATCAAGTATTCAGCCATTATTGTGGCTGTACCTGCTCAGGGCAGAAAGCAGCAGGCCTTCCGGATCTATGACGTCAGTAAGGAGTTGAACGGAAGGGTGAAGGTATATGCCGAACATATCAGCTACCAGTTGTCATTTGTGCCGCTGATCCCATTTACAGCTGGATCGCTGAAGCAGACTATGGAAAGCTTAAATAAAATGGCAGCAGAGCCCTGCCCGTTTACATTTAAGGCTGACTTTGATGCGAACAGTTCTTTTGCCATGCCAGCACCTTCTTCTATCCGGTCATATCTGGGAGGACGTAGAGGTTCAATCCTGGACATCTATGGTGGGGAGTATGAGTGGGACAATTACGCAGTAACCCTGCACAAGGCTAGAGGAGCAGACAGGGGGGTATCTATTGCTTACGGAAAGAACCTGACGCAGCTCCAGCAGGAAGAGAACATTGCCAATACTTATACCGGTATCTACCCGTACTATAAGGGATCGGATGAGGACAATGCCCAGATGATCACCTTGCCGGAGAAGGTTTTGCAGAGTGAGAACGCGGGGAAATTCCCATACCATCGAACGGTGGTAAAAGATTTCAGTTCAGAATTTGAGAGCCTTCCCACCGTGGATCAGCTTAGAAACTATACAAAGCAATACATGAAAGCTAACCGGATCGGTGTGCCTGCAGTCAACCTGAAGGTTGGCTTTATTAATCTGGCAGATACGGAAGAGTATAAGGACATCATTCAGCTGGAGCAGGTGAGTCTGTGTGATACGGTATCTATCAGGTTTGCAAAGTTGGGGGTAGATACCAAGGCAAAGGTGATCACAACAACGTGGGATGTGCTGAAAGATCGGTATGTATCCATTGAACTGGGAGATGCCAGAAGCACGCTTGCGGATACGGTAGAACAGCAGATAGGGCAGGCTGTGGCGGTGCTGCCGACCATTAATCAGGTTCAGGGAAAGATAGATCGGGCGACAGGCGTGCTCAATGCTGGCCTGGGTGGCCATGTCATTATTAATCGCAATGAGCAGGGCTGGGCAAATGAGATTCTTTTCATGGACAGCGCAAATGCAGCGCTTGCTCACAACGTGTTGCGGATCAACCAGCATGGGCTTGGATTCAGTACAACAGGCTATGGAGGCCCATACAGAAACGCATGGACAATTGACGGAGAACTGGACGCAGATTTCATACGCTCTGGATCTATCGTCCTCGGTGGTAAGACATACAATCAAACCGGAGAAATCATCGTGAAGGATGGTTCCGGTAGGGTGGTCTGCCGAATGGGGCAGGATGGGGTAATCATAAGTTCCGGGAAAATACAGTCTCCATCGATTGAAGGCGGGAGCATATCAATTGGGGAAAACTTTAAGGTGGATTCTTCTGGAGCATTAACCGCGAATAATGGTTTGTATAAAGGATCAATCGAGGGCTCGGAGATCAAGGGCGGAAGAATCGAGGGGGCTGAGATTGAGGCCGGCACTGGATTGTTCCATGCCGACGACGAAGAAGTGCGCCTGGGGCCTTTCTTTACGTTTTCTACAATCGAAGGGGATTACATCGCACTTAAAGAGCAGGAGGCCGGACTTGGAAGCAACAGAGATTTCCATTTTTGGACTGGATGGTCCGGAGGCTACCCGAACGTTCAGGATCCGGAAGATGTGCTGCATGCGTACGGCACTGTTATCACAAAGGATCATATGTATGCGCAGGAAATGTATCTGTCCGATCCGATTTTTGAAGGTCGCAAAGGCTGGTGGGGAGTTGGAGAGAGCATCGCTGACATTTATAGCCGTATCAGGCGGCTGGAGGAAGCGGAGGGAAATGGAGAAGTAGAATGATCAAGCAAAGCATCAATCTGGACATGATTCCGGGGGGGGTTACCCCCGTGGTTTATGCAAACCAGTATGACTCGAGCGAGGGGGCTATCGACTTTCATATTTATGCAAACGGTGCGCCCTATCAGATTTCTTCGTCTACGTCAGTGCTTATAAATGGAACGAAGCCCGACAAAAACGGATTCACTTATGCGGCTAGAAGTTATCAGGGTAATTGCGTTACTTGTGATATTACGCAGCAGATGACAGCTGTGCATGGCGATGTCGAATGTGAGCTACGGTTTAAAACAGGACTCGACAGACACGGCACAATTAATTTTATTCTTAGAGTAGAACGGGCGGCACTGGATGGTGATACTGTGGTTTCCGACACAGATATCCCACTGATCCAGCAGGCAGTAGATATTGCCGGCAATCTGAACGAATACATCCAGAGAACGAAAGATGCCGCAGACGAAGCAACGAACGCGGCCATAACAGCAGTTGCAGCAAACGCAGCGGCAGCGGAATCACAGCGGTCAGCGGCTTTTTATAACACCAATATGCAGAGGATATATGACGGCATTGAAGTTACCAAGGCAAAAGCCAGTGCAGCGGCAGCAGAAGCTTTGGAAGCAGCTAATACAGTCAATCAGAAGCTTGCGAGTGGAGAACTGCGGGGGCCTAAGGGAGACAAGGGAGATCCAGGAGAGTGTGGGATTTCACAGACAGTATCGGGGCTATATGCCCTTTCGGTGGATGCCGTGGGAGATCTGTACGTCTGGTATGATGATGGATCCTCGCCACCGGGGTTTTCTTACAATACAGATACCGGTGAGCTTGAGTACATTTTTGATGACGGAGGCAATTAAAATGGCGACACAGAAGATTAGAATTGGGAATATCAAGGGACCACAAGGAGAGCGCGGAAAAACGGGAGAGCAAGGAATACCCGGAACGGCGGCATCGGTGAAGGTAGGCGCGGTTACTACTTCTGACTACGGATCAAACGCGAAAGTTACCAATTCCGGTACGTCAAGTGCGGCGGTGCTGGATTTCCAGATTCCGCAGGGCGCTCCGGGGGAGACAGTGACAGACGTCTCAGAGCTGGGGGCCAAGTCGATTACCGCAAGTGATGCACAGTTCCCGACTTTTACGGTCGGAGAGAAAATGAAGGCCGTTCTCGGTAAGATTCAGAAGTATCTGACAGACCTGAAGGCAGATGTAGGCCAGCGCCTTCTTGCTACAAATGTGGCGAATAATCTTGCGACAACAGTAGCAGGCTACGCTTTGGATGCACGCCAGGGGAAAGCGTTGGCAGATAAGAATGCCTCACTTGAGAATAGAATCACTCAGTTAAATGGCAAGTTGAAGGTCAAGGAAATTTCCGGTGTTATAAATAGTGACTCATTTTATGTGTTTTATGCAACGGAAGAGCTAAACCTAGGCACTATAAAAATACCAAGATATTCACGTGGTATTCACATTGGTTATGGAACAAATGCGGCTATCATAGCAGTTGATTACAACGGAAAGTTTTATCACGCATACAGAGTGCCTGAAGGATGGAAAACAAGTTAAATAGGGATTATCGGGCATAACACATAGTAAATAATACATATCCGCCTTCCGCACTTGCAGCGCTGTTACAGGGATACGTCGGATAGTATAAAACTGTAAATTTTCCAGTTCCGCTTAGTATAACCATTCCAACATGCCAAGTGCCGCCACCATTCTTATACAAGCAAGGGACGCGTATAGGATCTTTCGGCTTGATATCCGTACTTAGAGCCAGTATCCCCTCCACAGATACATTGTCCACGCAATACCAAATTGCTTCTCTTGTACTATATTGGAGTTTCAGTCCGGTAGTAGCACTTACGGTGGTTATCACCAAATTGCCATTTCACGGAGTAAACCTTCCGGATATGATAATACCGGAGGTGAAGGCTATGGAAGAAGTCATCAAAGAAAGGAAAAAGAATGAAAGATAAAATTAAATTCAAAGATGAAACTGTACTTGAAATAGAGGACGGCGCAAGCATTTCTGCTATTGAACACATCGCGCTCAGCGAGGATGCAGCAATTGTAGCTTGCAAAATGATGACGAAGGGAAATGTACGGCATATCGAGTTCGTGAAGTCCGAAACTGGAGAAGTGTATGGAATATACGACTCGATGACTCTGGCTGCTACGCCTACCCGTAGCACGAATGAGAATGGAACTGTAACTGTACTGCTTTCTCTGCGGGAGATGACAGATGTGGAGATCCAAATAGAGAAACTGGAAGAGTCTCAGGAGACTCAGAATGAAGCAATAGATGCTCTCATAATGGGCAGGGAGGAGTAATATGGCAAAATATTTAGCAATTAGAATTAAAAAGGGAAAGCTTGTCTATGAAGAGGTGGTAGCACGGTATCCAAAGCTGAAAGAAGAGCTGGATCGTATCTTGAAGGAGGATAAGTAAATGAAAACAAGAATCCTTACTGTAATCGGAGCTGCCGGGGGGGCGCTGATTTCGCTACTCGGAGGGTGGGACTACGCGATGAAACTGCTTGTGATCAGCATGGCAATCGACTATACTTCGGGGCTTATGGTGGCAGGGATCTGGCACAAAAGCTCCAAATCGAAGTCAGGAGCGCTTGAATCCCGTGCTGGATTTAAGGGGTTGTGCCGAAAGGGAATGGTTATTGGGCTTGTGTTGCTCGCACATTACATGGATCTGGCAATCGGTACACAATATATTAGAAATGCCTTGGTGGTAGGGTATTCGGCAAATGAGATATTGTCAATTCTGGAAAACACCACTTTAATGGGAGTGTCTTACCCCGCCCCGCTCAAAAATGCATTAGAACTGCTAAAGAATGAATCGCGAGCCAAGCAGTAAATATCGCCGCCCTCCGGGGCGGCTTTTTCTTTTTGGAGGTGAAGGTAAGTGAGATACACAGATACTATGACCACCATGTGGAAGCACTTGATCTCAGTAGGCTTTACACCTGAAGGCACCGCCGGGCTCATGGGCAACTTATATGCGGAGTCTGGCTGCAATCCGATGCTGGTAGAAAGGCTCTGCCTTAAGCGCCTGCGTGAGGCTGGTCAGGTCTACGACGATGCAAGCTATACGGCAGGAGTAGACAGCGGAGCGATCAGTCGGTCGGCCTTCCTTTCACCGCTCGGCAAGCACTACGGATATGGTCTCGCACAGTGGACGACCAGTGCGCGGAAGGCGGCGCTGTACGACCTCTGCAAGCAGCGCAGGGTGAGTATATCTGATCTTCGTACACAGCTCGACTATCTTTGCATGGAGCTCCGGGAGAGCTTCCAGAAGGTCAATAGGGTGCTCAGAGTAACAAGATCAATCAAAGAGGCATCAGACATTGTTCTGCTTCGTTTCGAGGCCCCTGCGGACGCCCAGGCGCAGCGCGGGAAGCGGCTGAGCTACTCACAGGAGACATATAATCACTATTATTATAAGGAAGGAACACATATTATGATTTCAAACTGCGGACACGATGAGCACGGCAGATATAGCGGCGGGCAGTCGGGAGATCAGACTGGGAAGGAGTGGGCGGAGATTCCATGGTACAATCGCCCGTGGACGCACGTTATTCGATTCAAGGAGCCGCGGCAGCGGCAGTATATCGCGGCGCTGGCAAGAGAGGCGGCGGGTAACGACCGGATTGGCTACGATCAGAACCAGCGTACGACCTTCTGGCAGGAGTTGAAGGTGTCGGGATATCATCCGGCACAGATAAGAAAGCCCTGTGAGTCTGATTGCTCCGCGGGCGTGGCGGCAATCTGCAAGGCGGTGGGTTACCTGATCGGAGATGAAAAGATGCAGCAGATCAGTCCCGACATGTATACGGGAAATGAGGTCGCTGTGCTTCGCCGGGCGGGGGCGGAGATTTTGACGGAGGCAAAGTATCTCCGGTCAGATAAGTATCTGTATGCCGGGGATATCCTGCTTTGTGAAAGACATCACACTGCGATCTGTATCACAGATGGAGAAAAGGTACAGACTCCATACTATACGGTCGGATGGCATGAGGATGAAAAAGGCTGGTGGTACGCTGATACGACAAAAACTTACTACGCTGACAGGTGGGCACTGATCAAAGGTCGCTGGTATCTCTTCGGCTCCGATGGCTACATGCTGACCGGTATACAGGAGAGGGATGGCAGACTGTACTACCTGACAGAGACAGGGCCTTGCAAAGGAGCTTGCTGCCGGACGGATGAGAGCGGCGCAATAATGGTGTGGGACGTGTAATTTTAAAAAAGAAAAAAGGAGGACAGGATCACTGCCCTCCTGATTTCCTTTACATAGATAAGGTCACGGGGAAGAGGTTTTCTTAAAATTGCCCCTGAATTTGCCCCATGACCAGAAAGAATTTAGAAAAATCAAAGCTTATAGCTATTTTCCTATCGGGTTCGAGTCCCGCGTATCTCAGTATATCAGGGAGTACGGTTTTAGGCCGTTGCTCCTTTTTTTCTAGTGTTTATAAAGCTTTGACTGCTCAT